ATTGTACTTTCAATCGTTTCCATCAAGATTCAGATCCGTAACAGAATTCTTTTCGGGCACATTCGTCAAGTGCTTGGAGGATTTCTGGGGTGAAGTATTTATCTGGATCCTTATAAATGACCGAAGGATAAACACTACCACCATCAAGTTTAATACGGTTCCCCACACGTTCGAATACTCCGTGTTTCTCACCCAACTCCAGTAATCCGTAATACTTGTCAAGACCTCTGGCGTCATAATACAACCTCGTTTCAATGTCAGAATTTTCTTTGGTAAAGCGTGACTTTTGTGCCTTCACTTTAATGATGTTGCCAACAACCTCAGTGCCATCTTTCTCTTTCTTTTTAGAAAGGAAAAGAATACTAGAAGCAGAATACTTCAGACCACTACCACCACCCATTTCTTTAGTTGGCACATAAGCACCGACTACATCATAGGTGTGATTGGTGACAATCATAGGAATCTCAGCTTGACCAAGTTTCAGTGACAGAATCCTAAAGATAGATTTGATAACCTGAGCACGGGTCATGTCTCTGGTTTCCTTTCCTTCTGTAGCATCCTGAACTTCCTTTGTGGTCGAAAGCATCCCCAAGGAGTCTAGCACAAAAAGCAGCGGAGGTCTAGCCTCCTTCTTAAGTTTCATATACTCGTCAACTACTTTGATACTTTGAGTGCGAAACTCTTGTACAGTAGTAACGGGAACTAAACCAACACGTTTGATATCAATACCACGGTCAGCAAGCATATCCTTCTCGATAGCTGATTCAGATTCAAAATAGATTACTTGTGATTCTTGGTTGTTGTCAAGGAAATGCTTGACTATTGAGAGAGCGAAAAATGTTTTACCAGTGCTACTTTCCCCAGCAAGTGCGGTGATTTTGTTGGAGGGGAGACCACCAAAGATGCTACCAGAAATAAGGGCATTGAGTATATAAGACCCAGTATCAACAAACGATTTACATACAACGGAATCATCAACAACATTTGCGTATTCATTATCTAACTCCTTAATAACAGATTGTAAAAAACTCATAATACCTCAACTAAAAAAACTTGTAAGTGAACCACGACGTTCGTATTGCCAGTCAATACATTCTAGCACATTTTTTAGCGGTTCGAGGAACGACTTTTCGAACTGCGTTGTGTAATCAATATACTTCTCTAGGTTAAGTTCTGTAGGCAGACGCTGGAAGAAAGCAATGATGTTCTCACCAATAGGGTTTGGTTCTTTCAAATACATAAACTTAATCTTCTCTCCCTCTTGAATCAACGGATACTTGTGCTCCAGTTTATTCTTCTTAACGTAATAGTTATACAGGAGAGCACCACGCACAGCAATGGGAGTTCCCTTACTGTAGATGTCAGCACTGCTACGATACTTCTTCAACCCATTACATCCACGAGGGAAAGCAATGTTGAGATAATCTTGATTCTTGGTATCCTCTTTGATGCGATTGATGTAATCAATCAGCTCATCATTGGTTTGATTGATGATGATGGTATATGCTTCCAGTAGTTTATCACGGAAGTATGAAGGTGTAGACGAACGTGCCGTCTCCATGCCACAAATCTTCATCTTTGGTTTGGCATAACGCACACCCTCACTATCCCATACGTTAAGAACATAGCGTTTCTTGGCGGTCCAGAAACCACGATTGGCAATGTTCTCCCGCTTCATCTTCATTTTTTGTTCGTAGGCATGGAGGTAATCTGCCATCTCTTGGTAAGAACTTTCAATAAAAGGTTCGAGTTCCACTGAGCAGACCTTATCAAGGAACGAAACAATGACTTCATCAGTCGTTTCTCTTCCCTTGTATACAGCCTTGACAAGACCATCCAGGCACAAATACATAGAATCAGTATCTGAAGCAATGACATAATCAACATTATTTGTTTTGAGAACTTTGTTTAGATAAGCATTCATTCGGTCACCAATCCATCGAATGGCAAGTTGACCTGATAGAGTAATCGCTTCAGCGATTTCTAGTTTATAGTAACGGAAGTGCTCGTTACCAATAGCACCATAGGCAGAGTTAAGTTGAATCTTACGCGCCATCTGAATGTTATTACAGCGGGAAATCTCTTTCCTTAACTCAATCGTTGGCGTATTCTCATACTGCTGTTTGGCAGCAAGCATCTTCTTTTTATAGATGGTGCGGTCCTGATAAATCTTATCCATCAGTTTGGGCAGGAACCCCTGATACTTGGTCGTGTAATGCGTCCCATTGGCGCACAGGGTCTCCCCCACGAGGTCTGTGGTGTCGAATGCCTTATCCAGTAGCATGTCAACGTTGACGCTGCTACGGCGGTCTAGGAGGGTCTCTGGTGACAGGTTGTACTGCATGATCAGGTGGGGGTACAGCGAGTTCAAGTCGAAGCTCACCACCCAGTCATACATGCCAGGCACAGGTTCTTTCACATACGCACCAGCATACTTGTCATTCTTGACGCTATCTTTCTTAGGAGGAATCACCACATTCATCTTATCCAGATAGATGTAGATGATGTTATCCCACATGCGAACCTGAGAATAAACATCCTCATAGTTTACCTTAGCGTCATATGCCATCGTCAAAGCAAGTTCAATCAACTTCATCTTGTCTTCCAGTTGGTCAACAAGGCGAACGTCAATGATGTTATACTTGACGAACTTATCCCAATCCTTAGTGTAGAACTCCTTAAAGGTATCAAACTCAGAGTGGTCAAGTTTCTTGGCATCAAGTTCTACCGAGGCGATGTGGTCGAGTCGATATGATTCTTGGTTGGTGTATGTAAACTTCTTGTAGAGTTCAAGGTAATCCAGACAGGCAACACCAGTGATGTCATACGCAATCTGTTTGCGACCCTTGATGTAAATCTCACGACTAGAAACAAGTTTCCAAGGCGATAGAAGTTTAGTATGCTCTTCACCAAGCACACGATTCATTCGATTACAGATGTATGGAATATCGAACAGCTGAACATTCCAACCAGTTACTACGTCTGGGGTATTCTCCTGCCACCATTTGAGGAAGCACGAAAGGAGTTTCGTCTCATTGTCACAATGGATGTAATCAACCTGTCTGTCTTTATTCTCAAAACTTTTTGATCCCCAGACAGTGATCCTGTTTGTAAAAGAATCACGGAGAGAAATAAGCAGAATCTCTTGGTCTGCTGTTTCAATATCAGGGAATCCATTTTCAGCACCTGTCTCAATATCCATAGTGAAGGTACGAACGAGTGACGAATCAAAACTAATCTCATCTTCGGGATATGCTTCGTTGATATACTGATACAAGTATCTAGTATTTCCATGGATTTCAAACCCTTCCACACCCTCGTATTGATTGATAAACTGACGGCAATCATTAATAGAACCAGGGCGCACCTCTTTGAGGTAACGCCCATCTAGGCTCTTATGATCGGTTTGCTTATTAGCAACCACATACAAACTAGGATTGTAGTTTACACGATACTGAACTCTATCACCATTCTCATAACCACGAACGAGTACACGATTGCCCGCCTGTTCAATGTTCGTATAAAACCTCATGCGTCAACCCACCGTCTTCTTGTAGTATTCTACCACAAGATAGGAGGGATCCGCAAGGGTCAGGATGTCTTCTGCTCGAAGGTAGACCTGATTTTGGTTTGTATACTTGGGAAATTTTTCCAAAAAAATATAATCTGATTGAGTTGTGATTACTTCTTCGCCATTTTTATCCTTTTCTTTTTCTACTTGCTCACCAATAAACAAAGCATCTGGATTAGGGATGTTTTGGTAATCAGTATTAGAATAGTTAAAATAAGAAATATTCTCAATTTTATAAGGATTAGTTAGAAGACATTCAGGCGATTCTTCCCTCTCTTCAATCTCCGCTATCAGATACTCCTGCGTCTTCAGCAGTATCACTTGAATCACTGGGTTGTACGGCGTCGTTGTCATTTAAAATATCTCCAAATCTCGAAAGGAATGACTGCAAAATTTGATCATCTGGTGTAGCAATTGTTGCAATAAAATCATATGGAACTTTATACTCTATATCGTTAGAGCAAGGCATCCATTTTTTGTAATTGATTTTAAATGAAACTGGTTGTTCATTATCATCCACTTCTTCTGATGGAATTAAAGTTAGAACATATGGGCTAATTAAAACATAGCATACTGGCTTACCTTCCTCATCAAGATAATCCTTTATACCAGAAATAATCTGTTCACCTGTTCTCGTTAAAATAAGTTTAATCATTGTTATTTTGTTCAATTGTATTTGTTGTGTTATCAGATGATTTAGAAATTTGAATAGGTTCAAGTCTTTCTATATAACCATTAAGTAATGAAGATTGAACTTCTCCAATCGTAACTATTTGATTATAAGGAATTTTGAATTCAGTTTGTGATGAATATGGAATCCATCTTTCAAAAGTAATTAGTAAATCATTTGTATTTTTTGCATTTTCATTTATTTGATGACCAAGTACATATGGTTCTTGGACAGAAAAGCAAATTCCTTTATTATTTTCATCCATCACTTCATTCAAAAGACAAATAATTTTGTCTCCATTCTGCAACACAATTATTTTTGCATTATCCATAAAAATTTAGAACATGACATTTTTTATTATAGGATATTTTTTTCCAGTTGTCAAGCCAAAAAAATGGGAGTCCTCCCTGATATTTGCCAGGGGAACTCCAGCGGCAACAATACAATTTATTTATCCTTCAGTCAGAAGTTGCTTCTCGGAAGCACCAATAGTGTATGTTGTTTTCCTCTGATGTTCTGGGATGATTTTCTCCAATGAGATTGTTAGTAAACCATCCTCAAAATCTACAGAGGATACTCTGACATCTTCACCAAGTTGCCAGGTGTTTGTGAATGAACGCTTTGATAATCCTTTGTAAAGATAAGATCGCTCAGTATCTTTTTTCTCAACTTTACTGGTAACTTTGAGAATGTTCTGTTCTGTTGATACTTCAATCTCCTCTGCTTTAAATCCAGCCAAAGCAATTTCAATTTCGTAATTAGCACTATCATTTTTGACAATGTTGTATGGGGGATAGTTTGTGTTATGACCTGACATGGCATCCAACCTATGAAAAATATTTTCTAAACCAATGTTAAAAGGTTGGTAAACTTCCCAAGTAAAAGTGTTATTCATTGTAGTTCTCCTTAAATAAGCGAGTGTTAGTTGAGACCCCGAAGGCATCTCTTACTATTATATATTAAGGAGCATAAAAAAAGGGAGTGTGGAACTCCCCACAATATTATTCGGATGTCACTAATGGAATTGCATTCAGTATAGGATCTTGAAAATTCGAATCATTTTGTTTTGCTTTGGATAAGTATTCCATAGTATTAAAAGTAAAAATATCAAATCCAATTGAAATTCTTTCTTCATC